ACAAGCCATCGTCGTTATCGAGTGGCTTGTCGTCCTTATCGAGCTCACGCATCACCATGTAATAGGTGAACATCCATGGATCACGCATGCGGCCTGACTGCTCGTCCAAAATCCATTCGGACGTGTCGGCCTCCGCTTCCGTGTCGCCGGGCTTGTAGCCGCATCCCAGCGTGTCGCGCTTCGGAGTAACGAAGCCCTCCACGATCAGACCCATGAGCTGCTCGACGGGTTTGTTGTTTTCCCATTTGATCCAACCCTTGAGCAGCTGATCCGTGTTGACGATGAAGCGCGTGCCCATCGGCAGCTCGACGTTATCCTGTCCCGCCGCGAACGTGCCAAACTTCGTGAACTTGAGAAGCTGGCCAACGATGTTGCGTTGCGGAGCTCGGCGGCCTTCCTCCTCGAACGGATTGGGATGCTGAGCAGCAGGCAGTTTCTGTGACGTTGATTGCATTTCACTCATGATCGTTTTCCTTTTCGCTTCGCAGTTTTCGCTCTCTTTGTCACGGCAGGCTTCCTGCCGTGGATTTTCGCTTTGGTCTTTACCGTCTTTGCTTTCTGCTTCTTTCTCCTCTTCTTGTTGCCGGGCTCCATCAACGCCGGTTTGTACGCCTCCGCGGGCAATGTGGCCGTGATCACCAAGCGGTCGCTGTCTTTGCTGATATGTTCAAACTGCTCGATGTCGATGCCCAGTGCCGTTAGCTGCTCCTTCATCGGTCCGATTGCGTAATACGGCCGTCCGGAAACCCTGTACCAGTTCACCACGCCTTCAATTCTGCGCACGCCCTTGTCCTTGAGCCGCTCCTTGATGACGTTTTGGCGATCATTGAATTGCGCTTCCAGCCGTTCAATCTGCACGCTGATTGCGTTGGCCTCGCGAGCATAGTCCGTTATCTCGGCGATGAATTGCGGTGTGGCTCTGACATTGTTAGGCGGCACCGCCATTCGCTCGACGCCACAGGCGCCGACGAATGGACAGAACGAACATTCCTTGCCACCGGCGATCCAGCCTTCCGGCCGCAGCTCATTGCCATTCTTGGCGTGGATGATGATTGCCGCGCGTCGCTTGGCTTCATCATACAGCTTTTGATCGAACGGAATGGCAAACTCGGTTATCTCGCTCCAGAACGATGCATCCGTGTACGTGAGCAGATCATAATTTGGCTTGTACTCCGTACACTCGCGAACCAAGCCCATTTGTGCGACGGTTTGCATGTAGTTTTCGATCTTGGCTTCGCTGATGTTCGTTCGTGGATCGATGGTCTTGCCTTCTGCGAGCAAAACGCCCTGCTCGCCTATGTTGTCGATGCCGAGATATTTCAACACGTCCGGCTTTTGCTTGATGATCAACGCATCGGGCGTCGCCGATAGATAGCCGCTGAACAGGGTTTTCTGCGCATGTCCGGAAAACAGGATGTTGTCGCCGAACCGCAGTTGCATTGCCGGAGCCCAGAAGTGCCGTTCCATCAGCGTGCCACGAATGCGGGCTCCCCAATTTTCTTCATGATCCGCATCGCGTTCAACGCCACGCTCGGTGCCTTCATTCTTTAGCCAGAACGTCTTGCGAGCGCACTGGCCTATTTCCGAAGCGCCGACGGTTTGCGTCCGGTCATAGTCCCATTCAACTTCCAGCGTCTTGGCGTACTCTGCGAAAATCTCTTTTAGCATTGCGTGGCACCCTTTCGAGTTGTTTCAGTTCTTGCGTGAGTTTGGCTCGGTTCATATCGATCAGTTTGCGAGAGCGAGGGCTGAGCGGCTGCCCGCTAATCTCGCATTCACGGATGAATTTCAGATCGGCCGATATCTCCTTTCGTGTTCTTCGCATTTTCATTCTCCGTTGGCCGCAGTTTCCACGGCCCTTCATCATCGTACTTGCAATTCATGTACGTGCCGCAGATTTTGCAGAACGTCATCGGATTGTCGTACTGGCATTGATCTTCAGCACTTAGCTCGGTCTTCATTGTTGGTTCTGGCATGGGTTTCGATCCATCCAAGCTTGAATATACGGCATCAACGTGTCGGCGGCGTATTCGCAGCAATCGTCGGACATCCCCGACATGTCCAACGCGATTTCCGAGATGGTGGCTTTGTGCAGGTATTCTCCCTCGTTGAAATAGCCGTTGTCTCTTGCGTTGTCTAAACTGGAAAACACAAGCTCTCTAAGCCTGTCGTTGTCGATTTCCGGCATGGGCTGTTCCTCCTATCCATGGCGACGATGCTCGGCGCGTATCGTGATCTTATGGATTTCGCCGGTCACCGGATTGAAGGTGACGACGCTTCCGGGCTTTAGGGCACTGGCTCTGAGCTGCTTGCCTTTGTAGGTCAGCACTTTTCCGTTGATGGAAAGCGGCCCAGTGTCTTCCGAGGTTTGCAGGATTTTGACCTTTCGCATAATCGTCAATCTCCTCTTGCATCATCGAAGTCCGGTAGTCAGTCATGGCATGGCGGTTGTCGCGTTGCTTTTTCTTCTCTGTATTGTGCTGCCGCCAATTTTTCTTTTTCATTTTGCCTCTCCGCAACCTTGCTAAGTTTTGCTTCAACGGCTTCGTCAAGCAGCTCGCCCTCGATGCCAAAACACTTGGCGAGCAATTCGAGATAAACCCGGCAGTCGGCAATCTCCTCGCGGCATTGGTCCGACAAGTCCACACCATCACGCCAACGTTTCTTGATCAGGTTGGCGAGCTCGCCGGCTTCACCGCACAGAGCCAGTGCAAGAAAGCGCTCATCGCGGCTTGTATAGGGACGGAATAGATGCTCGGTCATGCGTTCGTGCAGCTCAAAGATATTCATAATCGATACCCTCCCGTTTGATCTGATACGTGTCGCCGTGTTTCGTCAGTAGTCTGCGGATCGCCACGAACGGCGTATCCGGTTCGTCTGGCAGTCCATCGTCGAACGGTGACAAGCCGTGCCGAATGCGCCACCGGATGATTGCCGCATCGATATATTCGAGCACCGACATTCGCATGTTGGCGCTGCCATCGATCAACCATTGCGAGGAAGCGACCAGCCGAAGCAATTCATCCGGAGCAGGTAACTTGCGCAGGTAACGGAGCAGCATGATTATTTCCGGTGCGTAATCGCCTGTTGTCAAACCCTCCTTTATCTGTCGCTTCCAAAGCCGGAAGCGTTTCAATTGGTCGCCTTGATCCTTCAGCTTCCGCTCAAGTGGTGACAACACCATCGGCGGTTTAACCTGCTTGGGCTCCATCTTGCGGCGGGCATGTTTTGTCGCTCGTTCGCCTTCGGCTTCGAATGGATTATCTGGCACATTAGTTTGCTCCATGTTGAGAGGCTGGCGTCGCTTGTCTCGGCCATTTAATCCGCGGAAGCCCGCAGAACCTCTGAGCGACCGATCTTCACATTGCGAGAGAAGGAGTAAGCTCGCGCTGCGGAGGAATGGCCGCTGTCTCTATTGTTCGCCTCTCCATATGGCATCCAGTAAATCGTAATCGGCCTGCGAATGAACCGGCATATAGCCGAGTTGCAGCCACATGTCATAGTGTCGCTCGACGCGATACTTCAAAATGAAATAGCGGATGTGTCGAATGATTGGCCATCGTTTCATCGCAGCAACCCTCGCTCTTCGAGCAGCTCCAACGCTTCATCAACCGAATAGGCGATGCGGATGTCATGTCCGTTCTTTTTCATCTTGTAGTGCAAGCCAACCTGTTCGTCGGACAATCCGCCGTCGCGGTGATTGCGTTCATTGGCTTTCTTCATTTCAAGCCAGAACACTTTGGCACGTTCGAGCGCAAAGACCAAATCGGGCGAGCCCGGCAATAGACCCTCCGCTTTCAATTGTCGTCCGATAATGGGATGGCGTGCGCCACCATTGGGGATGGCCATGCAAACAACGTTGGCTCGCAATCGATGTCGCAGCGTCGCAACCAAAGCGGATTGCACACGATGTTCGCTGGCGTCTTCGCCGGGCATGATCCCTCCGTTATTATTGGCTCCCGCTCGGAGTTGCCCCGTTGACTGATCCCGCAAACGGCTGGCGTGCGACGCAAAGAGCACACGTGTCCCGTCGCCGGCTCCGACGCGAAGAGCCAGCGGACCGACAACAGACCAATGATTTAGAGAAACGAATTTCCCTTGCGTGTGATTGAGGTTCGTGCGGAGCGGGTTGGTCCCCGCTAGGTTCTCTATCTGCTCCGATCATGGAGCCTCGCCAACGTCGTGCGAGCTAGAAGCGCACGGAGGGGCGGACGACGACGTTACTCTTCGTCATAAAAATTTCAAGTCCCCGCAAATTCATTTTCGGGGAAATCGTACTGACATGTTTTCGCAAATAATCGTAACAGCAGACATGCCATCGCTTCGGATAATCAGAAAGAAAAGGGGAAAATCCCCTGTATTTTAGGGCTTGTATTTCCCCTTATTCTTTTATATATTGTGGATGGGTCGGATTGGCCCTCACGGGACTGGTATCGTCCAAGAGACATAAAACGGATACCCGCCTAAACCGCCGACGCAGTGACCGCACCAACGGCTTGCACGCAGGAGAGGGTAAGTAAAGGGGCTCTGAGAGATCGGAGTTTCGAGAAGAAACGAGAAAGACGGAGCCATGATCCGTTGCCCGGTGCGCGCCTAGTCGTACTCAACACCGGCTCTCTATCGTCCCCCGAATGTCCATCGTGACCGCAGTAGGTAGTCCGATAGCAGAGTGTCCGCGGAATGTCCCTCACAAATCTTTCTCAATCTTGTTCGCCGAAGTCAGAGACGGCAGAAACAAGATCAACACCACTCACAATCAAACCGCCGCAACCGAACGTTCGCAACAACCTCTCCACATATCCAACGCACTGCGTGAAGATCGCACGGGATATCGAGAGCCGATGCTGCGATCATCGTTTCCAGCTCCCTGCGCCTCATTGCCATAGATGATGGGCGCGCAGAGGGATGGACGATTGGCGTTCATCATCAACCGGAAATCAAACCATGTCTATGAAGCAAATCATCATCTATCCGCAAGGCCGAGCTTGAAGCGTATCGGAAGGGCGGTCGTAAATGAGTGATACGCTCTATGCGACGATCATCCTGCTCGTCGCTGCTTTCTTCATCACCGCGTATCTAGTCTGAAAAGGGGAAATCACATCATGTCTAAGTCTAAGCGTGATCACAATCAAACCATTGAGCAATGGGCAGCGACGTTCGCCACTCTGCCTGCGCCGCAATCTGCGGAGCGAGCGATTGCTCACCATATCCTTGGCGATCTGCTTGGTTATAATTCCAATTCGCAGTATCGCATAGTGGATGCCGCAAATCTTGAGAATGCGCTGATCGCCTATGCAAGACTTTTGCAAGAGCACGGCGTCAAGGTATAGAACAATGCAAAAGTTTTACAATGACCGCTTGGACGACATCTTTCCGGATGCACGTCCTGCCTGCGAAGAAACGAGCAACGACAAATTTCAACGTGCGAAGCTGGCGGCTGACAAGTCGCTGGCTTTCATCATGGCTGGCAATTCGACGGTGACGTTTCAATCAATCAAGACCGGTGTCCGGTTCACGTTCCGAATTCAGGCACCGCACAAGGAAGGTAACGAAGGCACCAACGCAGCACGCGACGTGAATAGCCAGATGCGCTTCGTGCAGGTATTGACCGGTCAAGACAACGAAAATTCTTATCGTTATCTCGGCTACATCAAGCGCGGCGTCTACTTTCATGGTGGAGCGAAAGCCAAGATCGGCGAAGACGCACCATCAGCCAAGGCGTTCGCTTGGGCTTTCAAACGTCTGTCGCAGGGCGGTGACATGTCGGCTATGGAAATCTGGCATGAGGGTCGTTGCGGACGATGTGCCCACAAGTTGACTGTCCCTGAGAGCGTGGCCTCTGGCTACGGTCCGGAGTGCATTGGAAAGGTAGGCTTACTGTGAAACGTCTTGCACTGCTCGCCCTTGTGTTGTTCATCTTCGCCGGTGCATCAACCAAGGGCGTCCACAAACCGGAAACCCATTACGAACCCGAGCAGGAATGGGTTTGCTACCATCACAACAAGGAAATCAAACGCTTCAATCTCGATACAGACGACTATTACACCAAGCAATTGATCGCCTTGGGTTGCGTACCACAAGCGAGGTAAACAATGACGGCTCAGGAATATTGGGACACGCACTTGACCCATCGCGGTCGCATTCGTGCCTTATACGCTATCGGCCGGGCTCTTGGCTGGCAAACGAAACAATGGGAGGAGCTTCCGCCGGAATTGCGGGAGCAGCTACAAGCCATTTGGCCGGGCATCAAATCAAAATAACTCTAACCCGATGGGGGACTTAAGTGTCTATGAACGAGCGACCGCTGATCGTCATGTCATGCAGTCAAGTGAAGAAGCAAACGACAAAGCCAATGCCGTTTGCCGAAGTGTACGACGGCCCGATATGGCAGCAGGTTAAAAAACATTGGCCTTCCTCTCATATCGCAGTATTGTCCGCGGAACATGGTTTGCTTGAGCCGGGGACTGAGATCATGCCGTATGACCGGCTGATGGACGAAGATCGTTTGCTCCACATTCTCAACGATGAAAAGCAAATGGAGAAGTTTGCCGAGTTGGTTCGCCAATACGGCAAAGTGATTGTCGTGGGCGGCGAGCTCTACAAACTGTTTGCTCTCTACTTCACTTCGATCATGTACCCTGAGCTTGGCGACCGTGTGCACTTCGCCTGCGGTTCATACCTGCAGCAACGCGGGGCTCTCGGCACATTGTTTCAACAAGCCGCTTGACGTTTCGCCGGGACGGTGCATGTCACCGTCCAACGAAGCGACAACTCGCTTTCACGATCCCGATGGGACGTGCCAATCTAAGAAAGGAAGTTAAAACTATGGCTACCAAGTCCAAGACTGTTAAGAAGGCCAAGACCGTGAAGACTGCCGCCAAGAAGACGGCAAAGAAGACGGCCAAGGCCAAGAATAATGGCGGCACCACGGTTCGCTACGTCAAGCCCGAGAAGGGTTCGATCCGCGAGAAGCTCTATGCGCTGTTCGTCAAGCACAAGGGCGACCACATTGCTGCGAAGGAGGCGGCGATCAAGGCCAAGATCAACCCGGCGACGGCGGCCAAGCAGCTCTGGCTGATGAAGCATAACAAGGGCAACTTCGCCGCTCGTAGGCATGCTGCCGCTTAATCGCGGCAGTTTGCTTCTCTCCCATCACTCACTCACTCAACTCACAACAAGGAAACCCAATCATGATAGACGCCTTCAATCAGACTTACGGTGCCGCTGCTCGTTTCGACATCAACCGCGGAATGACCGAGGAGGAAATCCGCAAAGTAGCACCGTCCGTGTTTGCCACAACGGCGCATCACAGCCGTTCCGAACGCTTTGCGCCGATCCCGACAATTGAAATTCTTCGGGCTCTGCGTAAGGAGGGCTTTGAAGTTGTCGGTGCCAAGCAGTCGCTCGCTCGTATCGAAGACAAGCGAGATTTCACCAAACATCTTTTGCGTCTTCGCCGCTTGGGCGTGCAGAAGGCGTATCAGGTTGGTGATACCGTCTGCGAAATGTTGTTGAAGAATGCCAACGACGGATCAGCGGTCTATGATCTGTTCGCCGGGCTCTTCCGCATCCGTTGTCTCAACTCACTCGTTGCCAATCTCGGCACGGTCGATAGTGTCAAGGTGCGGCACACTGGCAAGGACGTGATCAACAACGTCATTGAAGGCACCTATACCGTGGTCGAAAACGCCAAGCTGGCTCTGGCTGCTCCGAAGGATTGGCAGCAAATACAGCTCGACCGCGATGAAAAGGTCGCATTCGCAGAAGCGGCACGGGTTGCCCGGTTTGCGGATGCCGAGGGGAAGGTTGATACGCCCATCACTGCGGATCAATTTTTGCACGTGCGTCGCCGCGACGATCAAGAAAACAACCTCTGGACCAACTTCAACGTGATCCAAGAGAATGCGCTGCGCGGCGGATTGAATGGCGTTCGTCGGACTGAGCAAGGCCAGCGCCGGCGAATGTCAACCCGCGAAGTCAAGGGCATTGATCAGGACGTGCGATTGAACCGCGCGCTCTGGACGCTCGCGACGAAGATGGCGGAATTGAAGGGTTGGAAAGAGCCGTCGCCCCAACGGTAACAATCTCTGACCTTTCATAGGGGACCAGTCCGGTATGGTGATGCGTCCGTGGCCGGTCCCCGACATTATTCCCTTTTTCTTTTTCTCAAATCGTGTACACTGTGACCGGGATCGGCCCCCGGTCTTGAAAGGATGTCCATGTCCAATGTAGTGAAGACTGCCGAAGTCACGACGTTTTCACGTCTGACTTTGACCAACTTCGAAGCCGGAAAACTGATCAATGAGATAGCCGCTGCGATGCAGGAAGGATCATCACAGCAGCTCGTTGTGATCGAAGTGGATCACATCGCCGGTTCGATATCTGTCGAATGCTAGAACAACGGACCGGGGGAGCAATCCTCCGGTCCATTTCCGTTTTCAACAAACCCGAAAGACAACAACACTATGACGCTACCCGCACGCACCTTGATCATCTCCGGCGTTGACGTGACTGACAACATTTTCACGCTCGATGCCCGGATCACCGGTCATGAAATTTCTTGGAACGTAACGCGAGCCCTGCGTGATGCCCGAGCAGGTTTGTTCGGTCCGCCGGAGATCATCCGGTATCAAGACCTGCCACAACCTTCGCATGAGGATGATCAGAACATCGATTTCGCCAAGGTCGATGCCATCAAGAAATGCGAGAAGGCTATGCGCGAGCCGTGTATGGCAATCGAACATCACACCGGAGCCATCTTTTGCTTCATCGATGGTAACCATAGGATCGCTGCCCATTACAGCGAGGGTCAGGACTTCCCTTGCTGGATCATTCCGCACTGGCTTGAAAGCAGATACCGGGTTCATTTCGAGGAGCTCCATGCACCACATGATACAACAAAAGAAGATCAAATATTCGGCGGGAGAGGCTCTGATGCTTCAAATTCTCCGCCGAAGAAAACAGCCGATCACAACGGTTGATCTGGCTGATTTGTATTACAGACAACGGAAGGGAGCAGTGCCATATCATGCTCGCAGCTCCGTGGTGTCTGTCGTCAAATCTCTGGCCGACAAGGCCAAGAGAAACCGGGAGCCGTTCACGATCCACCAATCAGAGCGTCGCGGTCCCCATCCCATCGAAGTGCAGCTAAAGGAGGATCATGAAGCGACCTAGACCAAATCCGGATGACTTGGACATCCCCGATTTTCTCCGGCGACAACCGGGGGATATCGCCAAGTCATCTGCAAACGTTCTTCCGTCATCTCACACGACGCACACGAAGCCCAAACCGTTTCATGTGCCAATGGGGATGACGGAAGCAGAATACGAAGTGACGAAAGCTCACCTTGAACGAGCACAACATAAAGGGGAATACGATATGGCTAATAGCATGAAATGGAAGATCGTCCCTTACGATGCCAGCGGGGCGATCATCCAACGCGGTGTTACCTCCGTGCCAGCCGGGACGGAGCAAGTACAACTCTATGCGAAGATGGCTCACTGCTATCACCGGTGCGCCAAAGGCACTGTCAAAAAGATCATTGTTCATGATGCTGCGGACGGCATGCGCTGGGATTGGGAGGAAGGCCGGGACAATCCCTTGCCCCCTCCCGAAAAAGAGGAAGCTGCTCCGGCGTCGGCATCGAAGGGGAAGGCAAAGACCGACGGGAAGGCCAAACCGGAAAAAGTATCCGGCAAGAAGAAGCGGGCTCCACCGCCGAGGAAACAGGGACCGGGCGTCATCTCAGTCGTGACGGACATGATCAGTGCCAAGGGCGGTGCGAGCATGGACGAAATGATGAAAGAACTGACCAAGCAATTTCCGGACCGTGATGCTGCCAGTATGAAGTCAACCGTTCGCACGCAGATGGGCCGGCAGAAGGCTCACAAGCGCCAAGACGACAAACGCGGCACGGTTTGGACAAAATGAATTCGTGATCCCCTAGCGCGGCAGGGCGTATCGAAGACGAAGCCCCATCGATGCGATAGACCGCGACGCGGACCAGCCGGCGGTGTCCGTGAGACAGAACAACACCGGCCAGCGGAGCGACGGAGGAGGCTATTTGGCGTCTCCAACTCCGTTCGCTCCGCACCTCAATCGGAGGACAAAATGCACTGGCGTATCCAGTTGAAAGATGAACACGGCACCTTTTGGTTCGTCGCTCACAAGCAATGGTCCGAGATGGCCGACGATGGTGCTAGGTTCGAAGACCCTGCGGTTGCCGCCAACGTTGTAGTAACCGCACAGGCAGACGCGAAATCAAATCCCGAATGGTTTCCGCGTATCAAGATGATTTCATTTCGGGACCAACCAAATGAAAGGACAGAACGATGACGCGAGACGAAGCAATTGATCATGTAATCGGCATCGCAACGATGTGGGGCGAGAACGCGGAAGAAGCCTATCCGCGACGCATCACAAAGGATATGACCGATGATGATCTGCGCGAACTCTTGAAGGGTTCGGAAGATTTGGACGAAGACGATTTGGAAGATGCCAGATCAATTCGCGATCTATGGATTGCGATTGACGTATTGACGAGCAACAAGCCGCGGCCCCTGAATGAAGCACTTGGGCCAACGGAGAACGTCGGCTCGACAAATCAGGAATAAGCATTTCCTACGGGACGGTGACTGCGTGTCACCGTCCAAAGGAGCTGCCTGCTCCATAACCCAAATGAAGGAGATACCAACGTGAAATTTTCTAGCCTGATAACGGCCGCTGTGATGACACTCGGCCTAGCATCGACCGCCAACGCTGGCTTGGTGTGCGGTGCTCCGCGGGTATTCTTGGGCGACGAGCCCAACGATCCCAATCCTGTCGTCAGCGTGGAAGTGAATTACGATCCCTCGCAACATTTGTGGTCCGTCTTCCATCACCACTATAACGGCTTGGTCGCCGCTCGCATGTCGCAGTACGCATGGGAGGATTGGAGCAATCCAAATCAAATGCGTTGGGCAGGTTCGCTCAATCGCAACCGTTCGCTCTACATGGTTGGCGAAGTCCGTTTGAATGCTGCCACCGGCGAAGGCTACTATGAGGAATGGCTGTATAATCGTTCGCAAGGCAATCGGCTCGAATTGCATCTAGGAACGGCTTGCCGGCTTAATCGTCCGGTTGCTCCGCCGCCTCCGGTTGTTGTCGCTCCGGTCCCGGTCCCGGTTGTCCCTGTCGTTCCGGTGCCCGCCTTCGTCCCCGTCGCTCCGGCTCCGGCTCCGGCTCCGACGAACAACACGGTGCAACAAAACGGCCCCATCGTCACACCGCAGAGCCCGAATGCCAATAACATCACGATCACCATCGTGCCGGGCACCGGTGCCGAGCAGTACAAGGTCAAGCCGGAAGCGAAAGGCGACGGGTCATGATCGCTCAGAGCCAGCCCGGTGCTAGCGCTCTGAGACACGCAGAAAGGCAGCAGGTTGAATTCCGGATCAAGGAATGCAACCTGTTGCTGCTCCGTACTGTCAAGGAGCGAATGGAATTGGTGAAGCGAAGAAATGCTCTCAACGGATTTGTTGAAGAGCCATCTGAAGAGCCATCAGAGCCAGAACCGGAAATCGAAACACCATCACCGCCAAGGCAACGCAGAATTGGCTCGTCCAAATTCACTGATGAAGTGTGCGAGCGAATTAAGGCGATGGTCGCAGCCGGCCATGATCGCGAGACAATCGCGGCCATGGTCGGCTGTAGCGTCGGCAGTCTGCAAGTCAGTTGTTGTAAGCGCAAGATCAGTCTGCGCGTCAAAAGAAGGACATTCACGCATGCCTAAACCCATGATCATCACCGTGTCCGTCGAAGAGATTGCCTTTGGCAAAGTCTATCGAATGCTCGACACGCATCCCGGCGTCATCAGTCTGACTTATCACGCTGAAGGCTCCAAACCGAACGGCCACGACAAGAAGGAGAACGGCAACAAAGGAAAACCCAAAAATACTTTCGAGATGCGCGGTAGCGAATACCTGCTAGGGGCCATGTACAAACACAAGGGACCGGTGCGAACCATCGCTCTGCGCAAGCTGTTCGAGCAAGCCAAACGTTCGCCGGCGTCGGTGTCTTCTCTCTTGCACGCTGCCAAACAAGAGGGATTGATTGAAAGCCGTGAAGACGGTTACGTGCTGACGAAGAAAGGCCGTGACCGTGAATATCAGCGCAGCAAGAAGGGAGCCAAGTAGCGATGGCCGTCCATAAAATCTTTCGCACTTATCGGTTCATCGACAAAGACCCGGTGATTGACGAGCTGCGAACGCTGTTGCAAGATGAAGGTTTGTTCGATCAATTGGCCAAGGTTGCCGTTCTGGCAAACCTCTCCTATTCGACCGTCTATAGCCTTTTTCACGGTGAAACTCGCAGGCCACACAACTCCACTGCTTCGTCAATCGGCACTTGTGCAGGCTACGAACGTGGTTGGAAAAAGGTTCGCCGCAATATCAATTGGGACGAAGAGCTGAAGCTGGCGATTGCGTGGAATAAGAAGGAACGCAAGCGCATGGAAGCTCTTCGTGCGAAGGAAAAATCACAAAAGAAAAAAGCAGTGTGACATGATCTTACGATCATACACGCTGGCAATCATCGTGTTCTGGCTCACGCTCAGCATGGGCTCGACACGGATCAACCTAGATCAGATGCCGGAAATGGGGCTGCAAGGGCTGACCAAAGTGTACAAAGATCGTTACACTTACACAGAACGCGCAACGCCCCAAGGCATCCCGATTTATCAACCGCGCGTTCCGATACCGCCTTGGGACTTGAACCGAGGCAATCGGCTTCGTGTCATCCGCGACCAATGGGAGCATGTGAAATAATGCTGACGAAGAAAGACCGCAAAGCCTTGATCACAGCTATCAATCTCGGCTTGACGTTGTACGTGCCTAAAGAGCATCGGCAGGATTTCGCCGAGCTAATAGCAGACAAACTAGAAGTGCCATTTAAGGCTCGTTTCCTTGAAGCCTGCTTGGCGGATCAAATCGACTAACTAGGGGGAGGCTCTGTGCCTCCCCTTTTCATGGGAGCACGTGAAGTGATATTGAAGACCCTGATATTGACGCTCAATGGCATAAACAGAAGCATTGATGTGGTTTTGCGAATGCTGATTGAAGACCAATACAAGCGAATGCTATCTCGCGTATTGCCGCGAGATATCAAGCCAAAGAAGCTACTACCAGAAAAGGAGACATGAACAGGACACAGGAAAAATTCTCGAGAATTTCACGACTAGTATCAATTTACCTCACCACCAAAAGGAGTGAAAATGTCTGACACAATTTTTCCCCGCTGTATGCGCGAGGGAAAAAAGATTGACGTGAACATGTGGAGCTTGGCGGAAGCCGTGCTCGCAGAGAGTGATGGCAAATTGGTAGGACGACGCGGCATCAAGGCGTTGTCCGAAGATTTTCAGAACCTCTGCGGTTTGGATTACTCGACATCATGGCTGAACGATCTTCGTTTTGTTGCACAACAATTCCCTAGATCGCGACGCTATGACGGAGAGCACAACAAACCGATTGTTTCCGTCAAAGCACATCTGGCAGCAGAAGACCCGGATAACTTGGACGCCATCGTGAAGGCGGCCAAGAAGGAAGGCGCTGCTGTTACTTCAAAGTTTGTGCAACATATGACGGTATTCTTCCGGCAGGAAGAATTTCGAGTGCGAAAGCATGAACACGAAGAAGCCAAACGAGACGTGACACGAGCCTCCAAGGAATTTGATCGTGCCGCAGCTCGTCAACGTGCAGCGAAGAATGATCACGAACGCGAAGAAGCCCAGCGTGATCGTGATAGTGCTGAGAAGCACAAGAAGGATGCGCAGCAACGTGCTAGGGAAACCAGGCCAATGCCGCGCGGACAAGTCAAGGCACCGACGGACGAAACGGTGCTTAGCGTTTCGGTGCTGGTAGCCAGTCTCAAAGTCAAGGCCGCAGAAGCCAAGGGACTAGCGAAGGGAGCTCGTAAAGAGCTTGGCGACCGCATCGGATATCTGAGCGAGAACCAAGCCGCTCTGTTGCATGAAGTGGCGATGGAAGCCGCGGAGGCATGGCGGAAACTCGCGCAGGACATCCAGTCTTCAACCGACAAGAAGTCTTCGCACTTGTCAGTTGTTGCCTAGAAAGGAGGTATCCGAACAATTGTTGATCCGTGATAGGAATGCTCAAGGATTGTACGACGTGCTTAATCAATATGAGTACGGTTGCACAATCGATCAGGCACGGCATGATCTTCAACGTGCGTTGAGGTTCGTAGACGATATGTCGTATAGGTACATCAGCAACGTCATTGGCGATATAAGACGCAGAGCCAAGACGGGCGAATTGGACTTTACGATATCGCCGTGCAAGCGTGGTCCGAACGGTGACGGTTTGATCTTCGTCGTTCCCAAACAGGAAGATGGGACTTTCGAAGTATCAGACAATCACCGCGACGAATTCGACTTTGGTGCCTATGGCTCAATGCGTGAGTTATGTGCCAAAGCGGAAACCGCGGTATCGCAAATGGTGGCCATGGCTACACATGAAACGAAGCGCCGAAGAAAAGCCGATTTGTTGGAATGTGCCGACAACTTCGGTTTCGCTCTGCGCAAGATGAAACGCGCCATGGAAAATTGGGAGGAACGAGCAGCCTAGTTTTTTTCGGGCAAGACTGCTCGCCCATCAACAGTTACCCTGCCCGCCACGGCGGACAGGTTTTAACTTCTTATAACATCCATCAACCTCCATCAATCTCCATCAATCTCCATCAATCCATCAATCTCCGCACAATCCAAAAAACATAAAAAGGACGATCAAAAATGAATGGGAAGAAATCAATTGGAGAGAATGATAGCCGCCTGATCTTTCAACCATTCGAGGAAGCCGTCGTACCTCCTCCCGGCCTTATCGAGCATATCAAGGATAGATGGTGGGTGGTTCATCCGCAGCGGGGCTTAGTTTGGTTTTGCTTCCATAAAATAGGCCGACATAATCCATTGGAGCTAGCCTCGCCACAGTGCAACACAAATGAGGCAATCGTCAGATACCGCCTAGCCCGCTATCATTGGGCGGAAGTCAAGTTTATGCCATCCGTGTTCCGAAGGATTAATCCACATGACTACTAAAACAAACAACCACCACTCAACGATGAAAGGAAGCCAGCAAATGACCAATGAAAATGGCATGAGTATTCGAACCGTCGTAATTCTTTCCGGAGGGCAGGACAGTACGACATGCCTTTATTGGGCGATCCAGCAATTCCACGGCGCCAAACATGTCGCCGCAGTGACGTTCGATTATCAGCAGCTGCATCGTCGCGAAATCGAAGCAGCTACAATCATAGCGAAAATGGCAGCAATAGCCTCGCACGAAGTAATTCCGCTGGGACCGGTATTGCATGGAACATCTCCGCTCGTCACCAACGATCTTGACAGTCTCGAAACGTACAAAGACTATAACGAAATGAACGAAGTCATCGGCAGCCGGATCGAAAGGACATTCGTGCCGATGCGCAACGCCCTGTTCATCACCATCGCAGCCAATCGCGCCATCGCTCTCGGAGCGCAGTCGCTCGTCACCGGAGTTTGCGAAATGGATAACGCCAACTATCCGGACTGCCGGGACGATTTCATCTATTCACAGGTGAAATCGATCAACCTCGCGCTTGGCAACGAAACCAATTCATTCCAGATTTATGCGCCGCTGATGTTCATGTCGAAAGCCGAAACGATTGGGCTGGCGACACGTCTTCCCGGCTGTATGGAGGCGCTGGCCTATTCGCATACGGCCTACGATGGCGGCTATCCGCCGACATCGAAAGACCATGCGAGCACGCTCCGGGCTCAAGGGTTTTTGGAGGCGATGGTTCCTGACCCTCTAGTCGTGCGGGCATGGCGAGAGGGTCTAATGCCCCTCCCCGGATCGCCCAACTATGACCGGTTGAGGGAGGGCGCTGGGCAACCTCCTAATGACCGGGAAACACCGGTTCCCTGACCCTTTTAGGAGGGTCTAGGATAGGGTTTGCCGGGGCAGGGTCAGGAATACCCGGGCTCCCGGTTCCCCATACTGTACGGTCAAGCCAAGGGCGGCAAAGGAGGGTTCATGTACGTCAGCACAAAGACCTACGGGCACGCAGTCGGGTTCTCCGCCTGCTTCCGACAACACCGGGCGCAATCGCACTGCAAATACCTGCACGGTTACTCGCTCGCGGTCCGGCTTGAATTCGAGGCCGACGCCTTGGACGAGCTGAATTGGGTTGTCGATTTCGGCAGCTTGAAGGATGTCAAGATTGCGCTTGAGCAGATGTTTGATCACACCATGCTTGTTGCGCAGGACGATCCGGAGCTGGATTTTTTCATGGAGCTCAACCGGCGAGGGCTTGCTCGTATCCGTGTTGTCGCAGCAACAGGTTGCGAGGCATTCGCCAAACAAGTCTACATCATGGCACATGGTTGGCTTGTCATCAACAAATACGTTCCGCGCGTCAGACTGCGGAGCGTCGAAGTCGCCGAGCACGGAGCCAATTCAGCCATCTACACGGGAGGCGCTGATGCCACTAATGAAACGAGCGTACCTAGCGGGAGCAATATTCCGCGAGATTGATCCTATGTCGTGGCGCCGGCGCGCGGCGAAATTGATGCCGGAAGGCTGGGAAGCCGTCAATCCGCTTGATATGCAGAAGGCATGGGAATTGACGCCGGACGAATTGGTGAAGCGGGATTACATGCTGATACAGGAAAGCCAAGCCATCGTTGCGTATGTCAATAAGCCGTCTTGGGGAACGGCGATGGAGCTGGCTTATGCAAAGCGAATAAATATCCCGGTGATTGGCTGGACACCGCGACCATTGATCCGTCGGCTGCTCAATCCGTGGCTGGTGGCTCACTGCCACAAGATTTGCGGATCACTCAGCGAAGCGTGCTTGGAGCTGCGCAATGTCAACGACTACTGAAAACCACAAGATCATCATTGCATCGTTGATCAAGATCATGGGCGACGATCCTAACCGGGAGGGCCTGAAGGAAACGCCGCGACGCTTCCTGATGTCCTGCCGGGAATGGTTCGCCGGCTATGACATGGACCCTGCCGAGATACTGACAACCGTTGATCAAGCAAATGGCTTCGATGAAATGGTGATTGAGCACAACATCCCTTTCAACAGTTTCTGCGAGCATCATCTGGCTCCGGTCCGCGGCATCGCTCATGTCGGATATATTCCAAAGGAGCGAATATGCGGCATCTCAAAGCTGGCTCGCTTGGTCGAATGCTTCGGCCGCCGTCTCCAATTGCAGGAGCGATGTACCGTGCAGATTGCCGATGCGCTGGTTGAGCACCTTCAACCGATTGGCGTCGGCGTCCTGATCAGGGCGACGCACGCTTGTATGGAAACACGCGGTGTCAAAATGCACGGTACTCTGACGACAACCAGCGCAATGCGAGGAGCACTATTGACCGGGCACGGTCAAGCGCGAATGGAATTCCTTCAATCATGTGCCATGGCGGAGAAAGATCGATGATTAATGGCTATCATGTTCAAATCAACCTTGATGATCTGCATAACGAGCGCGCGTTGCTTCGCGTCATGTCGGAAATTGTCTTCTCGATATTGCAGGAGTTTCCGATTGAAATAACAACCGCGATGCAACTTGAAATTCTTAACAACGTCATTGGCGCTGTATGCGCATTGTGCGAGAAGGCGCCGGACGAAGAGCTGTACAGATTGAACCGCCAGACTATTGAAACTTCCTATAAATGGCACACGCGAGTGTTCGCCGAGGCCGAGAGCGAGGGTCACGCATGAGAGCAACTTGTCCATACGCCAAATCACCGTTCACGCCTTGCGTGCGTCGTGATGGTCCCGTTTGTTTCGCCATGAATAGCGACGATCAACCGATTTGCGTTGGTTGCGAGCGAAGTCCGAAGACCTTGGGAGTTGAGCCCCCGAAGAATTGGGACCGTATCGTTGCTGACTATAAAGCAAAAAGCCGGAGGCGTTGATGCGTGTCTATATGGCTTCATTCTATCAAACCATCCGCGCCCAAACCATGTCGGCTTCGACAATCCAGCGCATCACCTATCGCAACTTCGTCTATCCGTGGATGCTGGAAAGCTTTCACTATATGGACAAGATCATGGCGCGCGACATCCGCGAACACAATCGCAACGTGTTTCTCGATAGTGGCGCGTTCTCCGCCTTCACCGTAAATGCGAAGATCGATCTTGACGACTATGCGCACTTCCTACGGGACTGCGGCGACCTATACCACGTTGCATCAAATGTTGACGTGATCGGCACCGATTGCGAGGAGAAGACATATGCCAATCAAAAATATCTAGAAAGTAAAATTGGCACTGGCATTGTCTGTCCTGTTCATCATGTACGTGATCATGATGATTGGCTTAAACGCTACATGGATGAAGGATACGAATATTTATTTCTCGGCGGTATGGTGCCGGAAACGACGCCAGTACTTCGTCAATGGCTGGATCATGTATGGATGAAATATCTGACCAATCCGGACGGCACGCCAAAGCTCAAAGTGCACGGCTTTGGCTTGACGACGGAAGAGCTGATGTATCGCTATCCGTGGTTCTCCGTTGACAGTACGTCATGGCTGATCGCTGCAGGCTTTGGTTTCGTGTTCATGGACTTTCCGCAGGAAAAAGGCGAGCCACGGCATTTCAAAGTCAACTTCTCGGAACATTCATCGTCGCGCTATGATCTGAGTGGCTGGCACTTCACAACGTTGAAAGCCGACGAGCAGGAGATGGTCCGCGCGAGGTTGGAGCAGTTGGAAATTGAACGACGATGGGTCGCCGATCCCGGCTTGCGTCGGGACTTCAAGGATGAACATGGCACCGAGCTCCGTTATACACCGGAGGCCATCGGCAAATCCCTTGGCCTTCGCCGCGTGATGAACATGGACTATTTCATTCGCATGGCAGAGCAGCGAACCAACAGATTTGCGAGAGTACAAGAGACTTTATTCTAATCGACAACAGGAGCGCAAATGATGCTAGACGACAAGACCGAGCTTTATCTAAAGATCGGCTCAACCAAACTTGATCCAGCCGAGCCTACGCTTGAATGCGTGCTCGCACGCGGCTTTGCAGCGATGGGCTGGCTGCAACCACAATCAGCCGCCTATGATATGGTCGTCGCTGCGGCCAATCGCGTCAACGCCGTGATTGAAGCCAAGAAAACAATAAATTGGGAAACACGCAAATGAAAGATGCATTGAAATGGATCAAAGGCGCCATTTCAGCGCGTTCGCTGGTCGAAGACAAGACCTTTTACAAGATGGACAACAGCGAAATCAAAGCAACAAATGGCCGGCTAACTGCCGGCCATCCGTGCGAGACAGGTTGCGACTTTCTTGTACCGGGCGAGGAATTCGAAAAGGTGCTGGAACGGTTGCCGGGCGATATCACGATCAAGCCAATGGACAAGGCGGTGCAGTTACGTAGCGGCAGGTTCAATGGGACGATCAACACTCTGCCGCTTGATCGTTGGTCATATCCCGATGCGAGCGAAGCTGTTTGGCAACCCATCCCGGCAGATTTAATAAACCTGCTGGATCAGCTTCGCCCGTTCGTATCGGACAACGCCACGCAGGGATGGGCGACGTGTGTTGCTCTTGAAAAGGGTTGGGCGTATGCGACCAACAACATTGCACTCGCCGGAGGAGCGTGCAAGGGTTTGGACTTGATGGCCCTGCTGCCGGTGTGGGCCGTTGACTTCGTACTGGCCAGAAAGGAGGGACTTCGAAACTGGGCTTGGTCGGAAAACTATGTGGCCTTCCAATGGGACAATGAAGCATGGATGCGAAGCGTGCTCGTGATCGGACAATTCCCCGAGAAAGCCGCGGCGATGATCCGTGAGGTTGCCGGCACGAAGACGACAACGAAGATCACGCCGGAGTTTCGTCAGGCGTTCGTTGATGTGGCCGGGCTGGCGGAAGATACGATCTTGATCTATGGCGACAAGATCGTTTCCCGGTTCAAGCAAGCAGAGATTGTCGCCGATATAGTGTGCCGCGTTCCGGATGGTGTAGAGTGTTCGATTTGGGGCGCCGAATATTTGGTGCCGGCAATAAAGGCGGCTGACAGTTGGTCGCCTGATGTCTGGCCAAAGCCGGCGCCTTGGAAAGGAAAATCAATCTGCGGTCTAGTAGTGGGGAGAAAGGCTTAGATGTTTGGCAAAAACAGTGTGCAATCGAAAATGAGAAGTGACGGCCAGATTTTGCGCATCGTCAAGGGCAGTCCCTTTCTGACGATACAGGGCGAGGGACCGCACACCGGAAAAGCCGCCGTGTTTCTCCGGCTGCACGGATGTAACCTGCGCTGTTGGTTCTGCGATACTGAATTCGAGAACCATGACGATCCGGATGTCAGCGTTGTTGACATAGCGCAGATGATCATGGATGTGCGAGGAGCAGCGCGACTTGTCGTCATCACCGGAGGCGAACCGATGCGGCAGAACATTCTGCCGCTGTGTCAGATGTTGCGACAAATGCGGATGCTGATCCAGATCGAAACCGCGGGCACGCTTTGGATCAAAGGCATTGAGCGTGTCGCGGAAATTGTCTGTTCTCCGAAGACGCCGGCGATCAACTCCTTTGTGTATGATCACGCTTGCGCCTTCAAATACGTCATCAGCCAATCAGGCGTAACACCGGGCTCGTACCTGCCGACGATTTCGAGCCAGCCCGATACGAAGCCGCGGCAAGTCGCCCCGCCTCGCAAGGGAGCTCCGGTCTATCTCTCGCCGATGGATGAATACGATCCGGACAAGAATGCCGAAAATCACCGAGCCGTCGCCGCGCTGGCAATCAAGTACAACGTCATTGCCGGCGTACAACTTCACAAGATCATGGAGCTTGATTGACCATGAAGAAAACCAAACGCAAGAAGACGGACACGCAAAAATTGATCCTCACCGTTGAGCGGATCGTCTGGGCGATTGATCGGCTATCGGATCAAATACAAATCAGCCGGGCCGCAACGCAAAAGCATTACGATCTGCAATTGAGCCGGCCGCGTGGATACCCAACAGCGAGGGATGGCTAATGACAACGCTAGGACAATATCGAGATATCGCGCTTGCACTTGGCGGCGAGAAAAACAATCTGGCTGTTGCATTCATCGAAGCAAAAATCGCCAAGCAGGGAGCCAATACGGAAGTGCTCGCCGACGAAAGTCAAATGATGATGGTTATTGCATCACTGCTGCATTTGCCGGCGGAGGATAAGAATGCCACTTGATCGCATCATGATGATCAAGCTCATGGGCATGACCATGAGCCAACACGACGGCGAATGCCTCAACGCCATTCGCAAAGCCAATGCTATTTTGCTGTCGGCAAATATGACGTGGCAGGAATTCCTCGCCGACATCAAACCCGATCAATCGTATCGCGTCCCGCCATCACAGCGCCGAAAACAATCCAACCCATTCGAGCAAGCCGGCAAGGAGGGCCAGCGATACGATGATGCTAATGAAATCAATAGCATGTTCGAAGATGCGTTCGAAAATGCTAATGGTTCGTTCCGAGAGTTTTTGCATAGCATTCACCAATGGTGGGAAACAAAAGATTTTCTCACCGCCAAACAATACGACGCTCTGAGAAAGGCAGCCCGACGATGACCGAACATGATTGGGACGAACATGATTGGGACGCGTATGAAGATGAACTAAACAAACAAGTCAGCTTGCTGACAAGAGAGCTCAATAAGACTTTCGCCGGCTATTCACGAATGGTCATCGTACTGGCGTGTGCACGCTCGATTGCCGCAATGTTTGGACCGGCCATGCTAAAAAGTCGCGAAGACTTTCTGTCGCGGTTTCCCAAATACATGCGCTCGATGTGGCGCGTGATGGATGAAACAATCGGACATGAAAGGTTTTGACCATGCCACATCCCATTGAAAAAACATGGCTGCGCCACATCACGAAGATAACCAAGAAGTCTGACGATTTCTTGTCATGGGTGGCATACTGGCTATTCTACGATTGGTCAACAATGAGGTGATGACATGACGAAAACTTTGTTGGAAGGCGAAGAGCTGCGTCAACGCCACGTTGATCTGATGACGGAGCTAAAAGACTTTGTAGAGAAACGTAAACTCTCGCCGGGCGAAATGTCATCGTGCGGCATCTGGCTTTGTTGCAATGCCATTCTGAATTACAATGGCAAGGTGCAACAGAAGTTTTTCGAAAAGACTGTTGCCGGCATGAGGGAATTCCTTGATCGCGGAAATCAGCTCCGGAGCAACTGACATGCGTGGCGACGCTATAGGGATGTTTTGGGAAGACACGTCTGAATATCTTGGACGCAACTATAGCGGCCCACGCCCTTTGCCACCAATCCCCGATACCGGTTGGACGCTTCCAACGGATTACCCTTCGCTGGAAGGCCAAGGCATGATCAGCATCGACGTTGAAACCAAAGACGTTGAGCTGCGAACAAGAGGCTGCGGCGCCAATCGCCCTGACTGTTATATCTGCGGCGTTGGCGTCGGCACCGAAGCAGGTTTTCGCCGCTATTATCCGGTGCGTCACGAAATGGGGGAAAACCTGCCAATCGATAGGGTCTTTGGCTGGCTCAAGCGAGAGCTCAAACGTCCGGTGCCGAAGGTCGGTGCAAACATCTTCTATGATCTGGCCTACTTCGATGCGGAGGGAATTGAAGTCACCGGTCCTTACTATGACGTGCAAGTGGCCGAGCCGTTGCTAGATGAAACCAAGCTGACGTATTCGCTGGAAAGCATCTCGCAGGATCATCTCGGCGAGGGCAAGCGCGAAAACGAAATGTTGTCTTGGATGATCCGGGCTTTCGGCAATCAATCGAACATGAAAGGAAACATCTATCGCGCTCCGCCTGTCGTTGTCGGACCGTATGCTGAAAGCGACATTGATCTGCCGCTGCGCGTATTCGAATTGCAGAAGGCCGAATTGGAGAAGCAAAATCTTTGGTCCGTCTTCATGCTTGAGACGCGGCTGTTCCCGTTGTTGCTGGCGATGTGGAAGCGTGGTGTCCCGGTTGATCTGGACAAGGCCGAGCAGAGCTATGCCAAATTGGCAGAGCGACAAGTCGCTGTGCTCGCCGAGCTCAAACGATTGACCGGACACGACGCGGACATATGGGCCGCGGAAAGTCTTGCCAAGATATTCGATGCGATGAATGTCGATTACCCGATGACGGATAAGACCAACAAGCCATCATTTCGCAAGGATTGGCTCGCAGCGTGCAACCATCCGGCCGGGCAGTTGATCGTTGAAGCTCGCAAGCTCGACAAATTCAAGGGTACATTTATCAAGGGATACATTCTTGAAGGCAACATCAATGGTCGCATACATACGACATTCCATCCACTGCGATCCGATGAAGGCGGCACCGTGTCGGGTCGCTTCTCTAGTTCAAATCCCAATCTGCAGAACATCCCGATACGCGACAAGGAGCTGGGGCCGCTGATCCGCTCCATCTTCCTTGCCGAGCTTGGGCAACGATGGTGGAAATTCGATTGGTCGCAAATCGAATTCCGGCTGGCGATCCATCATGCGGCAAGGCTCAAGCTATATGGAGCTCAGGCAGTCATTGATCAATATCAGAATGACCCGACAACGGACTATCACGCCGTTGTCGCGGCGATCACCGGGTTGCCGCGATCGTCGGCTAAGAACATCAATTTCGGCATCATCTATGGGCTTGGCATTCCGGCTCTCGCCATCTCGCTTGGCGTAACCAACGAAGTTGCGGCGAAGATGTATCGCGAATATCTGCGGCGCGTTCCGTTCACGAGCAGGCTTCGCGATGCTGCGATGCAAGCCGCGATGCAGCATGGCGAAATCGTCACGTTGTCAGGACGCCGGCGGCGGTTCAACATGTGGGAAAGAAACGGAGTATACTTCCCCCATCGTGTCCCCGGTGCGCAACGCGCATTCACTCACAAGGCGCTGAATTCCCGGCTGCAGGGCGACGCAGCCGACATCATGAAAACCGCCATGGTCGATGCTTGGGAAGCCGGCATCTTCGATGACGGCATTCTGGGAGCTCCGCATCTGACGGTTCATGACGAGCTGGACGGAAGCGATCCCGTAACACCAACCACGCAGGAGGCGTTGAATGAGCTAAAGCATATCATGGAAACTTGTGTTCAACTGCTGGTGCCGCTGAAAGCCGATGGCGGGACCGGTATCAATTGGGGAGCCATCCAATGAAAGAAAAAATCGCGGAAACATACACGCGCACAAGCGGCGATGTGGTTGGTAAACCAAGTATCGCCTGCGGGTATGATCACGTCGTGATCTGCTCGCAGTACATTCCTCGCCCGGCATCCATCTCTTCTAAGCAATGGATGGAGTTTTGGGAAAGAGTAATAGCCAAAGAGCTATCCTAACCACACGCACAAAAGGAAAGACGATGCATATCGATGATCGAAACGTAACACGCTTGCCAAAAAATAACCTGCGCTCGTTGGAGGACATTCACCGTGACGACGTTGAAACTGGCATGGCTGAATTGACTGGGCAGGTTGTCAGGGAAAGAACACTTCCGGTTGCGGCTGCGCTGCCGCCGATGCCGGATTACGTGGAGCATCAGGAAAACGTTCCCCCCGTTGGCAAGCTAACAGCGGAGGCTCTCGTGCGTGATTACGAAGCAACGGCAAAAGAAATCGAAATCATGGGCAAGGAGCTGTTAGAGCTCCAAAAGCGAATGGAAGCCGAAACGCAGAACATTCATCAAGTGATCGAAGACGTGAAGGGACTTGCCAAGCGTTATCGCGATGAAGGCAAGGCGATCTTCAAACGACTGGAAGATGCCGCATTGATGACACAATTGGTTCGCGAGAAGTGCGGTGAGCTGACAGAGAAGCTAAATCAAACCGCGAGCTAGGAATGCGTAAAATCCTGCGTGAGACGATCCGAACAATCAGAAAAGCAGGAGGAGAAGACGTGCGCGTTGAGCGCTCGTCAATCCATTTCAAGATCAAAGGGCGGGATGAAAGCATCCCGCTCCATATTGGTGATATTGCGACAACACGACATCTGCCATCATTACGCAGTGAATTACGAAGAAAGGGATTGAGACTATGAACCGTCGCCGGCTGCCACGTTGCAGTCACAGATTGGCTGACCATCAAATCAGTCAAGTAGTGCAGGAAGAAATCCGATTGATCAACGAGCAGATTGCACAGCTCGATACTTATCTGGCCTACCTCGAAGAATTGCCGACGCTTAAGCAGCGTCGGACACCAACGCTGAACCAAACCGAAACTGCATATAGCAAAGCATGGAGCATCAATGTCGGAGAAGCTGATAGCCGCGAAGCCTTACGTGTCACCGAACGCACTGCCGAGGACGAAGCCTAGACGTATCGGCAAACCACATCATAAAATAGCGGTCAACATCCCAACTCCGATCTATGACAAGATCGCCAAGCGGGCGAAGAAAGCCAAAGTGTCCTTCAGCGAAATGGCCGTGAAGCTACTCGATTGCGGCTTGTTCGATTACGAGGATAGCGAACAATATGACGATCATGACGGAGATGGATAACCGCATCAGAGAAACAACTGATGCAATATTCGAGGAAGCAACAAAACTAGGTTGCGCCATGGACAGGGGCGCGTGCGAAGCAATAGCTCGTCGGCTGTTGGTCCCGCGCCCCGTCTTTTTACATCCGGGCGACATCGCCAAGTTTCACCGTGCAAGATACGAAGGAAATACAGATGCCTACACAAGTCAAACCGAAGAAAAGGATTGTGGTGATTGATCCGAAACGAATGCTCGTTGACTTTACCGAAGTCTTCGAAACAAATGACGCCTATCCGCTCGTCGGACTAGTTGGCGGAAAGGTTGATTTCGGAACTCTGGCTCGCGATCCCGACACCGGCATCACATACAATATCATCGTCTATGAATTCGGGCTCTACGTTCCTCCGGAGCATGGACACTATTTCTCGATTGGCTCTTCGCTCTATGAAGGCGGTGCCATCCTGTTTGCCGCCGATCACATGGGCGAAACGGTTTCGTATCCGGCAACAAAGCCACCGGTGCAATTCTATCGAAGCGGCGAGGAGGTTGAAGCCGCGATCCAGCGACGGGAAATCAATCGCCCGTATTCGGCAATCAATGGTGAAGTGATATGGCAATGGCCGAGCCATGGTCAATTCACCGAGCAGGCCATCCGCGACAGATTGAAAGAACAATTCGGGGGAAGCCTATGAGCACGATTTGGATCACGCTAGGCATCGTCGGCATTCTGTACGGAGTGCCGAGAGCCTTTCGAACATTTGAGCGCGAGATGCGGGACGACAACAAGCTTTGGCTGTTCGTCGGTTGTCTCGGCATTCTGGCTTTCATCGGACTGACAAAGGTGCTTGCATGAAGAGGCGGCCGCGTGAACATTATCTTGGAAGCAGTCAAATGATGCCGAAAGCTTCCTGCGTATCATGTGGTGAGCCAATCGTCAGAGCTTCGCCGATTGATCACGACGAACCGGTGAAAGCCGGCAACATCATCGTCTGCCAGAAGTGCGCGCACGTAATGGCGTTCGATCAAAACCTGCGCCCTCGCAGGTTGACTGACGCGGAAATCCGGCGCGCAGCAAAAAATCCGTTGCTGCTAAAAACCCTGCTGACGATCCAAATCCACAACGCAAAAAAATGAGAGGGACACGCGGCCGGGAGGAAACCGCCGCTCGTCCCTCTCAATCCTCCCCGCAGCACGTACCTCCACGACGACGTACTGGCTTTGGGGAAGCCTATAAGAAAGGGACCGGGCAGCAAGGCTGCTTTTCTGCCCGGTCCCCGTCGCAACATGAGCGTACCTGTCAACGCCCGAGCGACTAATTCAACTCTGATGCCGGCACGAGCTTCATCTGGCTCAAGCCTTCGTCAATCGCGATCATGAATTGCTGGCGTCCGTAGGCTTTGCATTCCTGATCCGGAGCCTGCGCGAAGATCGTCCCGGCCATGTATCCGAGAGCATCGAGCGCGTGTATCGCACAACTATCGCCGCCATGAGTTTCCTGCCAGCGATCAAGCACACTCTGTATTTCCGCGGTCAACTCCGCCCGCTCTTTTGTCTGCATGGAAGCCTCCTTTAGTTGGAGGGAATAAGCTCAAGCGCCTTTGCCGGCCAATGATCCGGCGTCACGCGGTCATCCCATTTCACGGACACGTCGTCCATGGTTATGGCGTAAGCAACAACGGTCCCGCGTCGCTTATGCCATAACGCCTTTGTCATGAGATGTTTGCCGCTGGTAGTATGGCCGAAAGTTTTTGCAACTGCATCTGTGAGCTTCACGCGATCCCCGATCTGAAATCGCGGCATCGTTGTCTCCCGTTAGTTGAGCTCGAAGATACCTCCCCCGCCAAACTGAACCGACAACGGATCGCCGTCCGGAACATCGAACGGCGCATTTTCATCTAACGCTGCCACGAACAACAGATAATCCGTTGAAGGCGTGCCACTGTTTTTCCAGATCACTGCGTACTGTACATTACTGATTGCCCCTCCCGATGCTGTCCACAACAGCGCATCAGCCGAAAAGCGCATCTCGCTTGGAGTGTCGCCCACGTCCCATATGACGTGCTGCAACGCCATTCCACCTTGCGTATAGCCATTTGCGCCGGCAACTTCCCCCGTCAATTCCTCGAATGTCGTCATGGTCAAGTCAAGCGCGTTGCTTCCGTTCTGAAACAACGCCATCATAAAGCTGTCGTCATCTAGATCGATGCCGCCATTCATCAAGTAACGTTTGGCAGAATTGTATGCCGTCCACGGTCCCGCGCCCATCGCTTTTCCCTCATTGTGTGGAGCCTCACCCCATCGATCCACATAACACGGTCGTCACCAGCATTCCCTAGTTTCACCACGGAACCGTCACATTTAGATTTGCCGTGACTTTTCTACATCATAGTGCCCGGCATGAAACAACGGATAGCGATCGCGCCGTTTAGCCAGTAAGTCCAAACCCAAGCCCGGCCCGACCAATTGGGCTGCTTGACCACGGCATCGTCAGGCACATCAATCCAAACGGGCTCCCCTCCGTCCCGCCCGTCTAGACGGACACGATAATGCCCGCCCCTGCTTTCCCAATCGTCCGCCAAGATCGCGGCGCCCTCCGTGAACGAGCAGCACGGCCCCTTGTCGCTGCGCAGACTGTCAAACCACTTGTTGAGCTCCGGCCGACTAGGATCATGGGCTTGCGCCGGCGCCGTCAGCAGGGCCAGCAAAATCAGACATCTCATTTCGGGTTGCCTCTTGACACACGCTCTAGTTGTGATAATATCTCATACGTTGGAGGTCGGAATTTGGGTCGCCCGACGGAAAGCTTCAGACCCGCTCCGCAAGGAAAACCAAACTAGCCGAACCAACCAAAGACCCCGGCCAAAAGGCTGGGGTTTTTGTTTTTCATTTCGGATCGCCTCCGGCTTGCTCAATCATCAAACGAACCGTCGCACAGTCTTCGCGAACGGCATTGATCTTGCCGTTCGTCATCGTGATCAGGCAATTCGTGCCTCTCGGAAAATGACCATCCGAACCCTCGCGAGGTTCGCGAAGCGAACTAATCTCGGACGGATTGATATCAATTTCCTGCTGCCCCGTCGGTCCGTGAAGAACGACAAGGCGCAGGACTAGCAGCAATTGTGAGAACGTGATCATTGTTTCTCGGCGGCATGAACCTGCTTGGGCTTGGCCTTCATGATGACCACGCGCCGCTCGATTGTGCGACGCTCGATGTACTCTCGCCGAGGCCGCGGACGATAGACGGCCGGATGAAATGCCGGTGCCGGAGCTGGTACCAGAACGTATTGAGGGCCGCTGTTCATTGGATTAACAGCGTGATCAATTCCCCAATTCGTTTCGCCGCCAAACTTCGTCGGATCGTCATAGGCCGGCGGCACAATGCGTCCATAGATCGGAATGGCGTTTGGAATGTAGGTGCGCACAACCGGATAAGCTGCACACGCACAACCAATCGCACTAGCGACTAAATACGCTTTCATTACTCAGCTCCGTGAATGGTTTCAGATGCCATCCACCCCATTGTCCCCATCAGTACTTCGGTGCTCCTCTTATTTCAGTCTCGTTGAAATAGAAATCCTGTTTGAACAGCCGTTGACTTTCCGGCGTGTTCGCTCGTGCTGATGTCTTCGTGGTGAAAATCATATTCTTCATTGCACGTTTTTCATCATCGATGTTAATCGGACGATAGGCAATCTGGAAGCAATGTATCGGCCGATTGATCATCCCGCTTTCCGTCCAATGGATCGAAGGCCGCTCGACATAGGCAACCGCTTGCTCCAGCGTGTCGAATAGTTTCGCCTTCGTGATGTCATAGGTGAAGATCGCGTGGCCCTCGCCCTTGTTGTAATCCGGATCGTAATGCTCAAGCAGCACGTCAACCATCCAATGCCGCGGACGAACATAGATCGGGCCGGAGCAGACAACGGCGAATTTCATTTCTTGCCTTTCTTCTTTTGATTTGCAACATGTAACGCCGTACTCTTTTGCAGCTCCTGCCGCATTCGCTCCCGCTCCTGCTCCAACATCTTCGCATAAGCCGGATGACGAGCCAAGAATGCTTCGTGCGCAGCAAGGTGTTGTTGTGGCGTCAACGGCTCGGGCTCCGGGAATGGCTTCGCCGCGTCAATGATCTTCTCGAATGGTGCGATAGTGTCGATCACCTCGTTTGGCTTGACGTGATTGATGTATTCGATTTCGCCATGGTCATCGTACCATTGCAAAGCCCTGATGTTGTCTTTCAACAACGCCGAGCAATCGGATTGATAGGCAATGCGATCCTTGTAGACCGTATCGGTTTCAACGTGGATTGATACGCGCATCGCTGATCCTTCTCTCCGCACTGTCAACGGCTTGGATGATCCCGGCAACCACTCCATTGCGGAATGTTTCCATCGTGGCGTTGCCCTGTCGTGTCATCTGCGCATTCTCGACTAGCAGCGTAGGCAATAGAGCGACCGCGCATCGCCAATCGTCAATCATCTCCTCGCTCTGCGGGTCTTTGCCCCGCACCCTAGTGAACCACGGACACCTGTGGCAAACCTCGCTCACGTCAACCTTGTGGAGAGGACAAACCGGACCGGGATTGGCATGAGGAATTAGCATCAGTTCATGCTCGCGATGATGACATCTATGTATTGCACTTGCATCGTGATCGGATGGTTGTGAGCGCCACCGCCGCCGCTGCTCGTCGCACCGGTCAAAGTGTTGGCGGCACTGTCTACGCCAATGCCATAACCGGAAGACGTGCCAGCCACGTCCCATTCTCCGGTTGTGCCAGTCGCGTTGTTCCAGCTGGTATATTGTCCGGACGGGCCGAAGTAATCATGCACGAACGTGCCGGAGCCACCGGGATAAACCGTCACAGTGCCGCTGACGCTGACATTCAAGTTGGCTTCTTCGGAAGCGACCAACGTATGATTGCCGACAACGGTTTGAGCCTGCACGGTTGAAAACGGATTTGTGCCGCCCGAAACTCCGCCTGTCCCCGATACGACGCGCAGCGCCTTGTCGTTCTGTGTTGTCACTTGCGTCCAACCAAGCGGCGCCGTGGCCTGATAGAACAGCATCACTGTGCCGGATGGCACGAAATTGGTAAAGGCTGACGCCATCGTCCAAACAGTGCCATCCCATTTGTACTGCGGAACGCCAGCAATTGCCGGGCTCGGGAAAAGCTGGCCTACGCTTGGCGAATTTGGGAAATCGAGAGCAGCCATCAGGCCATGATCTCCTCAAGGATATTCGACCATATTGAATATTGCACGAGGCCGCTGCCAGTGTTGAAATTCGTCGCCAGCGGTTGATACGTGTTTGATGTCATGTTGCCGGGTTTGTCATAGACTTCCGCGGCAAACGAACTAATCGCATCTGTGGTGGCGGCCTGATAGAGATTCGGCCCGCTGCTATTGATGATGCCGGCAGCGCCGTTGCGCGTCAGTTTCACCGTACCCTGTTCATTGGCGACTGCCGCACGCAGGTAGATGTAACCCTCCACCCTGTACTTGATGAGATTGGCACCGGATGCCATCGTCCAAGCGAGAGCCGTACCAATCAAAGTCGCTGTTGTCGTGCTGACGCTGCTCGTCACTTGAGTAGAATTGTAATAATGATTTAGCCGAGCTCCGGGCAACGGTGTGCCGCGCTGTCGCACCTCGATCTTGTCGGGAGAAACGGCCCAATTGCCAACGGCGGCCAAGCCGCTTTCGTAATTGAAGTAGCCAGCCCATTTGAAGTTTCTATTTGTCGTCACCGCAACTGCCGTGTACATCGTGTAAGCGGCAGTTGCAGAAGAAGATATTGCCGTGCCCGTGTAAAAATTATCTTCCGTGTGCGACAACGTCGCGTAAGTGCCACCGCTGACAAGAGAAGAAGTATAGACACCTAGACGAACTGTGCCGGCATCATCGATGAATGCAAGCCAAATGCGGAAAGCGTAGTTGTTAGAAACCTGTCCTAGCGTCGCTCCGGCTGGCACCGTGATCGATAGCGGACCGGTGATCGCTCTTGTGACAAAACCATTATTGCCATTGCGGAATTGAATATTGATCGGCGTTGTCGAAGATGGATCAGCGCCTGCCAAGGTCTTGATTGCGTATGTCACGGCATTCGCTGCATGACTTTCCACAATCATATAATCAGTGTTTGCTTTCGTATCGACGTATTGCTTCGTTGCCGCTTGCAAAGCCGAAGTCGGATCGGCCGGCAACACCAGCGGACCGGTCATCGTGTCGCCGGCCTTCTGCACCAACGCTGTTGTATCGATCAGCGGAGTTGCAGCAACCCACTGCGTTGATGTGCCATCATTATAGCGGACATAGAATTGACCGTTGGTGCTGTTCCACCAGATTTGATTGTCAACCGGCGAGGCCGGCGCAGTTGAACTGATGGTGACCGTTGTTGAACCTGCTGGGCCGGTCAAACCGATTGGGCCGCGGATGTTGCCAACAGGCGAGCCCCATGAAGAGCCGGAGTAATTGTAAACGTCTCCGTTCGTGGTGTTCAAATAGTTGTCGTTTGCCAGCACACCGGAGATGGTGCCCGGAGCGCCGGCGCCTTCATACCACAGCGAGCCGCGTTGACCGTTGGCGCCCGGTGTGCCGGGAATGCCTTGCGGTCCCTGCGGACCAATCAGCGAAGTGCCGGCCGGCCAAACGCCTCCGGCCTTCGGGCCGTACAGCATGTGCGCGGAAGTGTCGATATAGAAATTGCCGTCAACACCAAGCGTATTCGCCGGAGCTCCGGAGCCGTAAAGGATCGTATTGCCATTCACACCGGCCGGTCCCTGCGGACCAATCAACGATGTATAAGTGACCGGCCATGCGCCCGACGATTTCGGGCCGTACATGTTGTGCGTATTCGTATCGATGTACCAATCACCGTCGCGGCCCATTGCCGAGTTGGGCGGACCGGCTCCATACATCACGGTATTGCCGGGAGTGCCCGGAGCACCGGGAGTGCCGGCCGGTCCCGGCGGTCCCTGCTCTGGCACTCCGACAATCGTAACAAGATCATCTTCGATAACCATCACGTCAGGCTCGTCCTGCGTGATGGTTATGTCAAAGTCTTGCTCGACAAGTACGCTATCAGTCATCTGCTCGGCCCTGCTGTCACCGTCAAAGTGCCGGACCAAATTCGCAACTGCAAGCCGCTTGGCGTGATGCGGATCAACGAATGATCATAAGTCACGAGCTGCAAATTTTCCAATATCTGCTCGTTCGTGATCCACAATGTAAACTTGCCATTCGGCGCATCAGTAATCGTAAATGCGCCGTTCTCTGTTGTGAGCAGCAAATCTTCCTCGACATCTTCGGCATGATGCCGAAGACCCATCCGCAACATATTGCCGGTCAAGTCGATTGGCGCCCCTGTCGTACCATCAGGGTTTTGCGTCAGATATTGAAAGCCGCGGATAAAGTCCGCGTCGTTCTCAACCGTGATCGTACAAATAGCCATGGCTTATTTCTTCGTCTTCTTTTCGCTGCTGACTTTGATGTTTAGCGGCGGTTGAAAATTTGCCATGTCGAACACTTGCTGCAACGCGGCATCAGTCTGATTACCGGCATCGTCGCGAGGCCATGGAGTTGCCATCGCGCCGCCAATAAACGCTTGATAGCTGGCATCGCTTTCGTCAACCGTAAGACGCCGCGCGCTGGTGAACACGCGACCATCATCAGCGAGCCAATACCAATCATGGATATTATAACGTCGCCTGTACTTGATCTTTTGCGTGGCATCCAATGCGTCAAGGATTTCCTGCGGGATAGGTGCATCTGCATCAGGCATACTGTCCTCCGTTCGAAATTGATCCGGCAATCGTGCCCGGATAATAGTTGACGCCGCCACCTCCGGTATTGATAACACCGTTCAACGTAGCGGAATAGCGAACGCCGGAAACGTTGCCGAAACCGCTATAGCTCGTCCAAGTATAGTCGATCACACCCAGTTGGGTTGACCAAATGTAAGTACCAACGTTGATCGCTGCCGTCGCACTGAGATAAAGTGCGGAAATCGCCGGCGCTGTTTCGATGGTCGCCGAGAAAAAGCAATTGATGTGTCCGGAAGTCGCGTAGGCATTTCCGGATGAGCTACCGGAAAGCGTGAGATTGCCGCTCATCGTCATCGAGCTAGAACGGCTGACATCCATATGCGGACCGGAGCAGGCCCCGAACTCAATGTTCTGCATTCCGCAGTAGCCGTAAGCCGTGAAAATTCCGCAACATGGATCGGCGACATTGGCCCCGCTGCTAGTGAACTTGAAATTAGAGACGTTGAATGAACCGGGGCCTTCGACTTGAATAGCCGAACAACTGCTGCCATTGACAACCGGACTGCCACCCGAGCCGCTCAAGATAAGTGTGCCAGCGCCGCCGGGCACCCTAAACAACGGGCTCACCGTATTCGAATATCCAGATGCCACCGCCACGCTTATCGATAGATTAAAGCCGTTCATATTGTATCTGATGACTTCGTTCGCCGCTCGCTGCAACGTTTTGAACGGGCCGTGATTGGGAGATGAAAACGTTGCCGCGCTTCCATCGTAATTCGTATCATCTCCTGTGCTGCCGTTGACATAAAAAGTGCGATTGGCAATGAGATAGATCGGACCGCCGGCTTGCACTTGACCCGACGAAGACCAAACAAGATGGAAATACGATCCATCATAAACGAAACAGGCAATGGCATTCACCCTCAACTCACCAGCCGACAACTCGCTGTTGTCGGCAGGATGCCGAATAGGCTTCGCTCCAAGAGCGTTGACGTTGAGAGTTGATGCGCCTGTGTTTGTGTTGCCAATCTTCG